AGAAGATATAAAGTCATCGTATGAAACGTGATCAGAAGACATAATATTACGCAACCAATCTATGCCAGTCTCAGAATAACTTTGGTTGTCACTTTCCCCTGAGCCACCCCTAGCAACATCTCTAGCTGTCCAACTCTTAGGAATACTAACAGGTTGTAGGCTTAAGTTAATGTAGTCATGCATGGCTCTGTTAGCCTCACGATACAGTTTCGCTGGGTGTACCTCTGGATCTTCAGCCCTTAACTCTAGGCAGACTATCGCTCCCTCAGATACTATGTCATCAAAGTCATTAGGTCTGTTATATTTGTGTGCTAACTTACGACACATATTTATAAGATCTTCATTACTTATCATAAGGGCCTCCTCTTAGGCTTGATAGAGGCTGATATAACCTCAGTCTTTAGGCATTGACCTATAGCATCCCTATCTATGGCATACACAGGCTCGTAATAGGCTGGCAGAGCGTCTCCACAGGCCCTAGCACTAGGGAAGATCACCTTAGCCTGTAGGTAGTCACCATTTAGCGTGTAACTCAACACAAGGACAGTATAGAACAACACTATAAATACTCCACTACTCTACCTGTATTCCACTTATTAGCTTCTTTCTCAGCTTCCTCACGGTCAGTAAATACCCGTACCTCAGTATCATACGTCCAAGGGTTTTCCTTCCTTACGAAGGTATACTCCCCCTTCTCAACCTCTATTTCCACTACATACCTACCCATCACTTTTCTCCTTCTCTAATCCAGCCTTAATTAATGTCACAAAGCCTACGTTAAAGATAGCTGCGTATGTCTCAGGGTCACACTCTACTTGTAGCGTAGCGCTGCCATCCTCGTGTTCTTCTATATCAGTTATCTTGATTATGTCACTCTTCATAGTTTATTCTCCTTAGCCCCAAGGGCGTCGCATCAAAGATGCTCTGCTATACTTACGAAACCTCTTATTGTAAGCCCTTTTGATCTTCTTTACCTGTCCTGATTTCCATCTTAGGAACTTACGTGATTTACTTAGGGCATCATATTCATCACCACCCTTCATAGGTATACGCTTATTCATCTGTTATTCCTATACAGGGTAATAAGATCGACAGCTTACAGTACTTAGGGTACTCATCATAAGCCATAGCTATCAGTACTGGTGGTAAAGCTATCAGTAAAGCTACAATAGCTGACGCCTTGATTGCACCGTTAATGTTACCCCTCATAATTATCCTCCGCTAAGGATTCCCAAGATACAGGAAACAGTTCATACATCTGCCCTGCAATTAATTCTGCAACCTCTCGTGTTTCAGCTTGAGTGTCATCAGCGCAACGCAGCTTACACATATCGGCAAAGGCATCTAAGCTACCCGACCAGTACCACTCAGTCATCATGGACTGTGGCAGTATCATACGGGCTTGCTCTGGGCACACACCTGCGTGTATCAAGTCCTTATAAAGACATAAGACAGACTCATTCACAACAGAGTCATAAGCATCTGACACTTCCATACTATCTTTTAAGTAATCTGGATATTCCTTTTTCCAACCCTCAACAAGAATATCTTTTATCTTAGTATTAGAAGATCCCTGCTTCTTATCCTCACTGCGCCCACGCCACTCACTAGGCTCATAGAACTCAGGCTCACTGTCAACATATCTACGGCTAATCTCATTCCAACGTAGGAACTTATGCTTGACTAACTGCCTAGCTACGAAGACTGGTGCCTTGACATGGAAGCTGGCAAAGCAATGTCCAAAGGGGCTGATGTGATTGTGCTTAGCTAGATATTGAATTAACTTCTTATCCCTAGCTTTCATGTGTTGCTTGAAGCTGTAAGCATCTGACTCTTCATAATCCCACTCACTCTCTTTACCAAAACTTACACGGGCTGCATTAACTACAGTCAAGTCATTACCCATGCTGCCTTTGTATGTTACTTCAATGCTCATTAGAATGTTACCTCTCCATTTCCATCACGGGGATCATTATACCAATCCTTAGATAAGTGTAAAGCTCTTGTATCTTCCTCTACTTCTACTTCATCCTCAGTAGGTATCATAATACCTAACATGCGTAATTCCCTCTCTAGGTCTTGGTTCATAACTCTGCTCCTATTTTTGTGTGGGATTGAGAACCCTTAACTTTATATGTGTAAGGTATCTTACTTCCTGTTTCACTGTCATCCCTAATCCTCTTATATAAGTCCTCTAGTGAACCTAACAAGTCACCTAAACTATCAAGTGCTGTTAGGCTATCACCACCAGTAACAAAAGTAAAAGTGTGTGTTTCGTCTTCCCAGTTCATCTTACAGTTCTTTATCATTGTATAGCTCATTACACTTTCTCCCCATTGATAAGTTCTACCTTCTCAGCATAGAATGATTTCCACTTGCTCTCTTTGATTTCCCAGATTGGGATTTGACCACGGGATCTCATAGCTTCACCTTGAGCTAAACCACGATCACTACCTACGATCTTGCTGGTAGGCTTTAAGAGGCCATTGACTACACGCTCAGAGCCATTAGCCTTGATAAATGTTACAGTTACGATCTTAGTGCCTTGGGCTTCTAACAGGTCTAGTACACGTTGCTTCTTTTCCATTACTTCTCTCCTTTGATTCTTTTCTATAACCACAGTCACATTTCTTACGGCTCTGGTCAACCCTCTTTTATACTTTTCTGCTTCTGTATTATTATTAACCAGCTTCCAGCAATTCAATTTCCCATCGGGGGTATACACACTACAGCGTAACATATTCATACTTCTCTCTATAGTCTACAGTGTAGTCTTTTCTACTGTAGGGGGTACGACAGTTATGGATAAAGTCTTGGGCATCACACTCCAATAAGAATAGAGCCACTACAATACCGTCTTTGTTTACTACACAATGCATCTTACTTAGCTCCTATTCTAATATAACAATCTTTAATCTCTTCTACATCAAGAGCGCCAGTAAAGCCATTGGCCTCATAAGTTACCATAATGACATCGCCATCCCAATGCACCTTGTAGCCATTATTAGACCACCGTACATCTAATCCTTTAGCTAGTGCTTTAGTTAATTCTCTAAGCTGCATCAGTCATCACCCTCTTCACTATTGATATATTCCCACTCTTCCTGACCCTCTTGGCATACAGCACAGATCGTATCATTGTCACCATGCATTTCCTCGAAGGTCTTGTAGAACTCACAACACTCACAAAAGTATTCTCTGTTCATTCTAAATAACATATCATTTCTCCTATCGCTAGAATCACCCTACATTATTTTCACTGGGAGTGTCAACAATACTTTTTACTGGTGATCCAGTCCATGATTTAATTGTCATCCAGTCAAACTTATAATGGTTCGACACATGATCGAATGCACACCAGTATTCCGCTGCACCCCTAGACATCTCATCCCATACCCATGTGCAAGGAATGTTTGATAGTCTAAATGAATGCACTTCACCAGATGCAAACATCATCTCAATGTCAGCGTCTACTAAGATTTCAGTCTTACGGTTTTCCATTATGATTCTCCTACAGCTTTCTGTTTTAGATCTTCTGCTTCACGCATTGCATCCCATGCTAGACTGTATGCCATGATAGCATATGCACTATTGTCCAGTTCTTCTTCTGTGAAATGCTTCTTGAATACTGCGGCAATCTCAGCGTCAGCATTCTTTAGTATCTCAGAAATAATACCTAGTACGTTTACTTCTTTTTCCATCGGTACTCTCCTCTACTAGAATTTAGAATCACTCTACTAATTTCCACTGGTGGGGTCAAGCTCTATATTTCCTAGATGCGTTCCGCATTTCCACTGGAGGGGGTGACTCTTAATTTCCACTGGTGGGGGTGTTCCTGATTCGTTCCAGTGTTCCTGATTCGTTCTATCGTACCTGATTCGTTTGTGATTCGTTCTGGTTTCACGATTCGTTCCTGATTCGTTCCAAACTACCGATTCGGATATATCCAAAAATGCTGTCAATGGCACAAAAGGATAGTTGACAAGGAATTTCGGATAGTGTGGCTTAAATACAACGATTCGCAACAAAGATTCACTTGACACAAGATTCTGCTTTACGAATCGGACTCGACTCGATAACGCAACAATCGAATCACTTATACCTGAGTCTTTTGATATGGTATTTTTTCCGTCCATGATTCGTTTCTGCCAGACTCGTTTATGTGTTTGTCAAGTCATAGCTGCCATGCATTCAGCGCATAACTGGTTATAGAATAATTCTAACTATCGGTAAAAGTGTATAGTTTAACCATTAAACTAATATTGGTGTGAGTTATGCATTTATTGACTCAAGCTATGCGTTTTATGCAATAGTATCTGAGAGGCTCAAAAACGCTCGCTGAGAGGCCAAACGGTTTTAGGCTACCCTAACACGTAAAAAACGGTTTACCCCAAAAATCGACCCATTGTATAGGCTACATAACCGAAAGCATAGTTTTATATCCTGAAGCATAGGTTCGGCATTTTGTGTGTTTTTGGGGTTTACGATATGTGCGAATCAATGTTAAAAGAGTTTATCGAAACAACAACAAGCAATGGGAGTTGCAAAAATGTCACACACTACACGCAAACAAAAAACCGCTACAAACAATAAATCATTCCGTTTTGTTTTTGTTGGTCAATGCTTTGATTATGTAGACGGCCGCCGGTATGAGAAAAGCTCTAATCAATACGCTAAACCATTTGGAGGGGGCAAGGCTATCAAGCTCGCAAAAGATTTTTATTGCGTAAATGTTAGCAAGTAAACAATGGGGCTTCGGCCCCAACACAACAACAAACTGGAGTCTTAATATGGATTATCAATTGAGAATAAGAGACGTTTTAGCTTGGTTTTTGGCAATGATGCTATTACTTGCGGCAATGTATTGCTTGCCATATCTCACACTCTTAGAGCCGTTTCACGATGATTGCGGAGTCGGTATCATGACTCAAAACTCAGGCGGTTTTTATATCAATCTAGTTTGCAAAGGTTAAACAAAATGACACGTAAAACCATAATCTTATATCGTGGCCCTAGTCTTATAAACGGCCAGCCTATCGTGGCGCTTGCTCAGTCAGACTCCGGCAATGCTAAGACTGGCAACATGATCCAGACGTTTATCTTGGATGACTCTGGAGTCGATCCCGTCACGGCTTCACGTACTGGTCAAGATGAGTCTATCTGTGGTGACTGCCCCCATAGAGGAACCCCGAACAACAACACCAAAGGACAAGCTACAAATAGGACTTGTTACGTGACTCTGGCCCATGCCCCTCTAGGTAAATGGAAAGCGCTTCAACGTGGTGCCTATGGTGACTCAGTAGCTACACGCCAACAGATAGTAGCGTTTGGATCATTTCAAGGTGTACGTCTTGGCACCTATGGCGACCCATGTGCCGTGCCAAACCATGTTTGGGAGTCTCTTATATCAAGAGCCGACTATTGGACCGCATACACGCACGGCAAGGTAAACCCCATGCCACAGCATATCATGACAAGCGCTGACAATGCGACACAAGCGCAAGAAGCATGGTCTAGAGGGGAACGTACCTTTAGAGTCATTGCTTCACTCAGTGACGTCATTAAAGGCAAGGAAACTGTCTGCCCCGCAAGTGAAGAAATGGGCAAGCGTGTACAATGCGCAGCGTGTAAACTATGTGGTGGCTCTAGTGTAAAGGCTAAGTCTATTGCCATTGTGGCGCATGGTACAAGCAAGCGTAAGGCCAAAGAGCTAGTCTCCTAATACAGTTTCAACAGAACGACTCCCCAACTGGACTCTGGCTTAGGCTGGAGTCTTTTTTGTTGTTTCCCAATGGCTTAGCTATCCCGTTATTGCGAATGATTATCATTATCAGCTAGGTTATTACTTGCGAATGATTATCAATAGTGCTGCCGATTCGCTCGCCAAGCGCTAGTTTTTTCTTTTTGTCAAGTGATTCGTTGGTTGTTATCAATAGTTTAACAAAAGTCAAGCCTAGATCACGTTTTGTTTCAGTCTTGTAACATTTGATCACATTTTATACGGAGGGGGTTGACATTTGTTGGGACCCTCTGTATTATACGCAGGTGATTCGGTTGGGGGCTGTTTCCACCCACATCTACAACATAAGAATTTTACTTTGACCCTGTATGTACTGTGGTATTTATGCAACAGTATACGACATGCGCTACCCACTTAAGTCAACTACAAAGAAAAAAGAATCCTTGGTAATCAACGACTTATGAAATAGTTTAACTTATGTTGCATAAAGTGCACAAAAAAGTCCCTATACTATAGTAGGAGCTATACTTAAGTATATACTTAAGATCTCAACTTATCATATTATAATACTAGATAGATTAAGAAACTTAAGTATAAACTTAAGTATAGGTAGTACACATTATGAGCGTCCACGATAAGATCCCCTATAGTGAAGTGATAGCCAAGAAGGTTAGAGAAGGTATTCGTAGTGGAGTATCTGTTAAGGATATTCTTAGTAGTATCCAGAAGTATCAGAATGCCCCCTCAAGTACAGCTACTTTCTATAAACTATATGGTGAGGACATAGCTGAAGAGAAGGCTTCTATTGTAGGTGCTGTAGGTTCTGTAGTTGTACAGCAAGCATTAGAGGGTGACTTCAAGTCTCAGGAACTCTTTCTTCGT